AAACACTACTTCGCCTAATCCCTTTAGTGCCAAAGTAGTGCCGTCATCTATAATAGACACTGGCTTTTCTATTAATGATCGTTGGTTTACTGTGTCGTAGAGCAAGAACACAAATGTACTACTTGAGACGTTGAGAAATTTTTGATCACTGTTTTTGAATTGCACTTGTATCTTATTTTTGATGCCTTTTTGCAATTTGAGGCTACGTTGATACATTACCTGATTAATCCTGTTGTTATGGTCCACATCTAATATCACGGCGAAGGTGTTGGGATATAAATAAAATGGTAATTTCATATGTGTATTTATTTTAATCATGACCATTAAAGACGAGTTCCAACGCAACTATCCATTTTTGACGTGTGTCAAATCTAGTGAAATTGAGTACTTAGGAGTTGTTATCAATTCCGATCACCAAGTTATCAGTTTGTATGACTATTCCGACATCACAAACGAAAATGAAAAACTGCAATTCCTAGAACTTGCAGAAGCATGGTGGTGGGAGAGCAATCGAAAGATACCAATTAACATCTTTCTTAAAAATGATATGAGTGTGTTTAGGAAATACATCAGGACCTTTAACGTCAAGGACATCAAGGTTGTCTTTGGACCCACAGTGAGCCTGAATGAAATTGCGGAAAAAAGAGTTAAGCGTAAGTCAATTCAATTGGTGCGCAGTCCACGCAAATCTAAGTCATAGATTCGCAAATTAAATTCATTTGAACAACAATTGCAGTGGCGTAGGCGTGAGCATGGCTTTTCTTAAAGAAATATCCATCATCACTTTTGATCCAAGATTCTTTAAAAATTTCGTCCCATGTTTTGCCAACTAGATATCTCTTCGAGGGTCTGATCATAGCCAACACTGCGGCCAATTGTGGTATATCAGTGGGTGGATTTTTCTTTAAGATTTCAGAGTGTCCGTTAAGATGGAACAACATATTAACGAAGTCCGCTTCTTTGAGCAAATCCCATAACGGCTCTTCATTCATCAATTTGACCAGATGATTTTCATCACGCACGCCTCGATAAAGATTAACGTTGAGAATATCTAGTTTGAGATATCCTCGGTTTGCTGCCTCTTTATATTCAATATTTGCGTAATTGGTTAGGGGATTTGATGGAATGGGTTGCACATAGATACCGGAGTTGTGTGGCTTCGTTTGCCCCTTTTCAAGCCTCATAGCTGTTACGTGTTGAAGCTGATCGAGCAAGTGTGTTCGATCTCCTAGGTCTACGTCAATATCAAATTTTGCCGATTTCATTTAATTCCCGCCTGCGCACATAATTCTTTTACAATTTCAACATCTGCCGGATTGTCTCTGAAACGCTTGGTCCAATAGACAAAATCAATTATGTTAGATATGAAAATCAATTGTTCGTCATTGAGTGTCATCAGTAGATCTTTTCCAGTAGTGCAATTCATTAACATCCACGGGCTCATTCTCCCGTTGCGAACATCGTTCACTACGCGATTTGGACTGGCATATATGAAATAATGTGTGAACTCGGCTTTTTTGTCCGCGCCCCATTCGATCATGGTATTCACTGAACGCGATAGTGCTGTATCAACCGGTTCTACTTTTATCATGTCTTTGAGGTATTTTTCATACAATTCGTCTCGAGTCCAGTGGTCTAACTTAACTCCGCTCTTAATTACAAAGTCTACAAATTTCTCCGGGTACAACGGTTTCATATTGGTTATGTAGCTGCCAAATTTCACAAAGGCGTTGTAGTATGGGCTTCGGCAGAATTCTTCGTATGATTTAATTTTATGATTTGATTGGGTTAATTGAAAGAAGCGATTGAATACTAAAAATCCAGTTTGTACTCTCTTTTCATCCTTTTGAAATACACGCCTTTTCTGCTCACACATGTGAGTGAACAATGTCTGCTCTTTCATAAATTTCTTATTGCAGAAAGCACAGGCATGCGGTTGATCCAATAAAGGAACAGGGTCTCGCTGATCAGCCATTAATTGCTCCTCAATTGGCATTATTTACTCGTAGGTTTTTCTTTGGGATTTATCAAATCCCAAATTTAAAAATAGTTCTTCTTTGTCCTGTTCAGTCATTAAGCGGGCCATTAATTCTGCATCTTCCGTCTTCATTGCGGGATACATTTCTAATATCAATTTGACAATTTTAGGTGCTGTGCTGACGCGTTGTTTATTCAGGAACTCATATCTAAAAGACATATGTATTCCGCACATTGCCAACAATTTCCACAACAATCCGTCATGTTTATTGCCTAAAGTCCAGTGGTGTTTATTAACGTGCTCGTTTACCTGCTCTACAAAGTATTCCTGTACTTCTCTAGAAGAGGTAGGATTACTTATAAAAGACATCAACACGAACGGACTAACCTTTTTCTTTTTAGTATCAGACAGCTTATTATAAAATTCAAAATCTCGGAAGCTAACCGCTCGCAAAACATCGTTGAGATCAACTGCGCCTTCTCTAATTTCTTCTTCTGTCTTTTTAGGTCTTTTAGCCATTTGCTACCAACATTTTGTATAATCAATCACTTCATTTTGTCTGCTAACTTCTTTAACGAAGAACGCACATTCTGGACCTACTTTACCGGACAACGGAGTTGTCAACAGTTGCCCCGCTTTGAGCTTAGGGAAATACCATTTGACTTCTTGGTATACATCGATGATGTCAATATTTAAGAAATTAGGTTTAAACGAACTCATTGGATTGAAACAGAACGCCTTAAACCCGCGATCATTAAGACTAGTAAGTGGAAGAACTTCTAGGTCAGCGCCTTCGAGGTCCCCAATAACTGCACACCAATCTAATGGCATAGTCAAAGTGTGTTCTCCAACCTTCAGAACAGCAGCCGGCGCTGTGAAACTTTCTAAATATATTAACGGAACGAAAAAGTAATCGATGTTGTTAGAGTCACTGATATCCAGTACATTAAACCTTAGATCGTCGTCAACTTCTTCTGGCAAGTCATTAAGGTGGTAAATTTTATTTTCTATCGTTAGTATCTGCAAGGGAACTCCATCATTTTCAACACTATAATTGATTTATGACGAAAGATCAATTTAAATATGACACCTTTGATATGGTAAATTTGTATTTGGCATCTTTATAGAACTTTTTACGCTGAGTAAGATGCCGTTTTGAAAACTTACAAGTGCTGGTTATGTCAAATATATTAACGAAGTCTTTATCTACTGCTTTTCGGATTCCTCGACCAATACTCTGAATAACACGGACAAAGCTCTTACCCGGTTCAATCATCACTAGATTAAAGATTCTAGGAATATTGATACCAACTGATGCTACTCCGTAAGTGGCGATGATAATCTTGCAATCATTAGTTGAAATTTCGTCATATTCTTCTTTTCGTCGAGACGATTTCACTGCGCCCGATACGAACGCCACATCTTCACCAGTTAATTTACTGAGCTTTTCTTTCAGTATCTTTCCAGTTTCAATACGGTCAACTAGTATTAAGGTGTTTCCAGTTTTACCAATTTCGTCTAGTCGCTCAGCAATAAAATCCATTCGTAAGTCGTCTGTTACCAAGAACTTCAATTCCTCAGGGTAACTCTTAAATTCTTTCCATTCAGCAGTTTGTAGGATTGTAACATGGCAGTCACTCAGAACTCCAGCATCTTGTAATTCCTTTGCAGAGACCTTGCCAACAACATCTCCTAAGGAATTTTTGATATTCATAAAATCAATTTCTTCTTTGGGGATGGTACCGGTTACTCCCCATCTGATAGGGACATCAGACAGATGTTTGGTTAACAGATGCTTGAGTACATCAGCTTTGGCCATATGAACTTCGTCGACGATTACTGTTTTCACACCACGTAGTAATTTACTCAAAGTGAGTATTTCTTCATCTAGATCAACACCGTTGGTCTTTCGATCCAACACGTTGAGACTTTGCCAAGTACAGATGGTATGCGTCTTGTCAACGTCTTTGCGGTCACCATAATACACGCCCACATCTAATTTAACGTTTTCAAAATCTTCTAGAGTCTGCTCAACAAGACTTTTATTTGGAACAATCAATAGTGTACGCCCATATGGCTCACATATCTTACACATAGTGGCGGTGAGAATAGTTTTACCAAACCCAGTGGCTAACTCCTGTAGGGACTGTGGATTAGACAAGAAGACATTGATAACGTCCACTTGATCGTCTCGCAGCATAATTGGTTCTCCCGCAAAACGGTGACCAACTGGCCAAGAGATATGGCTCCAAAAGTTTTTATCTACACTTTCGAATTTTAATTCAACCTGTTCTCTCAGGTCGTCAACTTCGATATCGTATCCACAATTGATTACTTCTTCAACAACGCGATCTAACATATTCACATACGTGGTTCCGCCAATTCCAAAGAAGCTCACGGAGCCGTCCCATCTTCCTAACTTGTAGGATGGCTTGTATCGGGCCGCAGGATCAAAGTATTTGAATTTTTTTACCAGTGCTTTTCTTGTGTCGAGTGACAGATTGGCAATTTTAACGTTGACCTCATCTTGAATTATGATTCTAGCAGTTACCATTCTGTGTTCTCTTAATATGCAATTTTCACAAGATTTGGTTGTGAATACGTAAAGTTTCTGGCTTTGAAATCAGCGCGATCGCTGCCTATCTGGAATACAATATCAAAGTACCGCTTGGCTTCGACTAATTTTTTCGAAGGCTTTCCGCTAATGAAAATCACTCGTATTTTACTATCAGTGAGTGGATCATTATTGAGTAAATTATTTTTGACAAACTCGTTAAACGGATTGGGCTTGCCCGCCAGGCGAAAATATACTGACATTTTGTCATCTGGAATACCCATTGAATTAAATTGATTTTTTAGGTCAGATACAATAGTCAGCTCATTGCCCTCTGGAATAGTTATCAACGTTGTTGGTGACGATATGATCAATTCTTCATACTCCGAAATCTTTCCACCGTTTTCGATTGCCCTCATAGATCCATTGCGAAGAAACGCATTAACTTCGCGAGTGTGCTTCGAGTGCAGCTGATGATCGATCTGATCATCCCAACAAAAGATACCATGTTTCCTAGCGTGTAACAATGCGAGAATCAATGACGACTCATCGCACCGAGGAATAGTAGGGGAGGTATTTCTGTATTGAAATTGGTTGTTTTTCTGTTCAATTATAGGCAAATATTGCTCAAAATCTCTAATAATCCGCTTGATTTCAGCTGATAATTCATTGAATTTTTCGTCAGCATCTAGATCCGTAAAAAGAGTAGATATGAACTGAATATTCTCTTCTCGTAACGGAAATTCCCATGCCCTAGTGGCAGCACTGTACGAAATTCCAGAACTACCTGTAGCGTTGCGGTACTCCTTAATTTGATCAATTATCGATCGATCATATGGAAAACGCAATTTAAGTTGGTGGGTTTGGCAATCAACTTCTACCGAGTTTGAGTCAATCAACCTACGAAGGTTGCTGGAAAATTTTGGGTTGTTAACCGCGTAAGTTACTTCATCTCGAGTCGCAATATTATTTTCTACTATTTGGTTAGCTGATCGAGTTATTATTTTGGTTATTAGAACTCTCTGCTTGTGGGTGAGGTCGTTATTGATTAACAATTGATGCCCGACACTGCTCATCACGTCACTGTCGTTTTGATTAATTGAAAACATGATCGTATAATTGCGGTGCATGGTCATCAAAAGATCGTCGATTGCCAAATGGTTCATATCATAGAATCCTCAAGACCAGCAGCACGTAATTTGATCATGTTGTTGATTTGGAATCCTTTAACATCTAGAGATTTGATAATTCCAATCCATTGATTTCTCAGGAGAGCAAATTCATTTACTACCTTCTCCATGTCAATTACATCAGGCTCGCCATCAACATATTTGTCTACGTCTCGAGAACTCAGTGCTCTTTGATAATGCTCTAGGTATTGTTTAAAGCACTTGCTGCGAGTTCGACGCAACTCAATATTTAGGTATTCTAATATTGCTTCCAATTCCTGCAATTGATTAAATCGTTGTTCAACTAATCCAGGAAGTTCCGACGATGCTTTATCTAACAGGCCTTTTAATTTAACTTCGAGTTTGGCCTGATCAAGCTCGGTATAAAAGTAATCGATGCAATCGGGGAGGTGATTAAGATCTCTACTGACTTTTGAGTACCACTTAGACATTTCTCTCACCTCTCCTATATTGCAGCAATATTAACACAATTTCAGTGAAGCGTCAATCTTCTAAGTGCTCTTCTTCAACAGCCGCTGTGACTGCAAATGCAGCGTGGTCCCATTGGTCCATAATTATGGATAGTTTTTCTTCAGTCCAGTGTTTACGGAATTCAGACATAACTTCGCCAGTGTGTTTGTCAGTATAGGCCAGCTTATTTCCGACCTTAGTCAATACCTGCATTTTTTCAAACATATCACCAAGCCCCGATGCAGGACTCATACCAGTTGAATAAGGAATTTTTATCTGCACTGATTCAAATGGCTTGGCATATCTGGTTTTCATAATTTTGCAACTCGCTCTGATACCTAATACGTCAGTAACTTTGTTGCCGTCTTCGTCTTCTTTTAGTTTGAGTTTCTTCATTGCCACTACGATACTGCTGGCATAGATGAATCCTTGACCACCGCTGATTTTATCGTCGGGATCAAACATGTCTTGGCTTGCATAGGTGTGATTAGTACAAACCATTCCGACATTATAAGAACCAAACATATTGACGCAATTTCTAACCAGTGCGGTTAGTGCTTTGGGTTTACGGCCCATGTCACCTTTTAGTTCGCCACGATCAAATTGATCAACATCAGTAACAGTCATTAACATTCCTAGACTGTCTATTACAAATAGCACCTTAGGACGTTCTCCCTCGGGCATTGACTTGTATTCTTTCATAAACTCCGAAATAGTCTTGGCAACGTCGTCGATCATTGACATGTTCAATTTGAGAAGTTTATCCTCGGATGTGTCTACGTCAAGTGCACGTAACCATGCTTCATCCAGCGCGTTTTCTGTATCAATTAAGATTACAAAAATGCCCTGTGCCTGTGCATGTTTGACAATATTTCCTGCGCAAATATAGCTTTTCCCCGCTCCACTTTCGCCAGCAAAAACGGTTACCTTACCCATGGGGATTCCTTTAAAGAAGCTCCCTGATATCAAGAAATTAAGGGCGTAATTTCCAGTACCAACCCAGTCAGTAGGGTCATTGAATCCCACTCCTAAGCCGTCGATTGATTTTGTAATGTTTTTTCTAAATTTACTAACATCGAATGATTTTGACATAATTATTTTCCTTTGATTTACAGTTATTTCCACTCCACCTGGTAATATTTCCACCAGATGTCTTTATTCCACAATGAACACATTCGTAAGTCTTGAGAATTTTTCCTTTATTATTCCCAATTCTACCCTTCAATGCAATAGAAACTTTTTCATTTTTCTTTCCTTTTTTGGCCCTTGATATGTTATCACTGTGTTCTTTAGTTCTAATATGAGATTTCAATGCACTGGAAATATTCTGCCAGATGATCTTTTTCAGTGAAAAGTTCGCACCAAACGGTGTCTATATTTTACCATGAATTTTAATATGTTGTTTCCAATATTTTCCTGATCCACAATATTTAAATGGATCTCTTATAGGTTTTCCAAAATATTTTAATCCCGTGGCTCTATGTTGTTTTATATAGAGCACGTTGGTACGAACTTCATAGTCAGTTACCGATCAATTAAGTTTTGCTGCGGTTTCTGATCGCTGCAAGGATATCATTGGCGCGTGAACTTGCGTCACTTGCTGCTGATTCAGCTACTGGTTCTAGTTGATCAACAGAGGCCGGGCGGGGCACTGCTTTGGCAACAGGTTCAGCAACAACCTCGTGTTCATCTTCAGTTCCAGCAGCTTCGCTGCTAGCGGTATTATTACTATAACCAGAAGGCTTGTAATATTTCCCCCAACGTTCCATATCAAACGCTTCTCCATCAACAGATGCTTCAAACATCTCTTTGATCACTTTCAGTTCGACTTCAGTTGGCTTCCTTGGTAAGAATTCTTTGAGATCAAACAGTCCGTGTTTTTCAAGAGCCGTTGCTTCTTCTTTGGAAAGTGAACGTTCGCGACGTGCCCAAGCCGATGTGGAATAGTCAGCATAACCACCTTTGGTAGTTTTAATGATTCTAAAATCAATGCCTCTCAATGGATCCGTTGGCAATTCTTCCATTTCTGGATCCATAAGTGCCGACTTGATCACGTTGAAGATCTGCGTACTGATCACAAATCTACGGATTGGATTTTCAGGTTGTCTATCTTCTTTTAGTTTTGAGTCAACCACAAAACCTTGGAAAAGATAGCTTCTCTTTTTCCAATACTTTCTACCTTGTTCTTCTAAAGATTTATCCTTGAACCAAGGACGAACCTCTGTCAGTACAGGGCATGTTTCGCCCCAAGTTTCCATGCAAGGAACTTGCACAATAACTGGCTTACTGTTGGTTTCACTAGTCACACCGGAGAATGGCAATTTGATCATTGCCCGTTCTAACCAGAAAAATGTGTTGTTTGGGTCTGCGTCTGGAAGGAAACGCACTGTTGC